CAACATTATCAAGTGCTACTGCAAATAGCTATGTCACATTGGCAGAAGCTAATACATATTTTGAAACCGTGCCAGATTCAAGCACCTGGACTAATAAAACAGACGACCAGAAAAACAGAGCACTGATAGCAGCTACAAGATGGATCGACAGCTTTATATTCTATGGAGACAGGTGCGATCAAGGTCAGGCACTAAAATTTCCTAGAAATAACTACCAGGTAGATGATGTAGAACTATCCTGTACAACAATTCCAAATAATATTAAATATGCACAGTATGAATTAGCTAGAGCTTTGGCAAACGAAACAGATGCTATGACAGGCAATACAGGTACAGACGGAAATATCGAGGAAGTAAAACTAGGAGATATTCAAGTTAAGTACAATACAACTAGCCAGGGAACTGGAACTGTAAATAATATTATGGACAAATACCCGTGGTTACAAAGTTATCTTGGAGCATATATGCTAGGTGGAGCAGGTGCTTTTCAGATGAGGGTAGTTAGAGGATAATGGCAGGTCAATTAGACACAGCACTAAAAAAGATAGCTAAACAGGTGGTATCCCAACTTGGAAACTTTTTGGATACAACTATTGTTTATACAAGAAAAGGAGTCTCAAGCTATAACAATCAGACAGGAGAATACCATACAGTAGATACAAATTACACAATAAAAGTTCCTATTGAATTTATACGATCCAGTGAAGAAACAGGTTTTCAAGAAAATGTAGCAAGAATGTATATAACACCTGATTTGATTGGAGATAGCCAACCTTTACTACAAGATGAAATTACTTTGACATTTTCTGGCTCTAGTAGAAGTTGTAAAATAACTAATATTCTTACCCAAAAAGGCGGTCAAGAATATTTATTTAGAGTGGATGTTATTTTCTAATGACTTTAGTAAACGCACGAGCAGCATTTGAAACCGCAATACTAAATGCAGTTACAGACGCAGATCCTACTGTATCCGTAATTTTTGATAATACACCTTTTAGTTCTCCAGGTAAAAATAAAAAATATGTGATGGTAAGTTTAGACTTTAATCAGTCTACTACTCAACCACAGGGAGCAGCAGTTACTTACTATGCAGGGTCTATAAGATGTGGAATTATGACACCTCCACATAAGGGAAGTGCGGAGGCATCTGCTATTGCTGAAACAGTTATTACAGGTCTTACTTCTGTAAATGCTTCAACTTACACAGATAAGTTTTCTGTAAGTCCGAGGGTATCAGCAATAGAAGGACCAACTTCTGTAAATGTTGAAGAAGATAGTCATTATTTATCTGTTGTAAGCTGCGATTTTACTGCCAATGCCTAGAAGAAAACCATTTAGTCAGATGCCTCAAGATTTAAGAAAGGCAATAATCAAGGGAAGAAAAGAAACTGCAAAAACAATAGTACGTTCACTTACTGAAAAAGGTCCGTGGTGGACAGGGACATTCGGTGAAAACTGGATAGTATCGAAAAATCCTGTTCAACCCACGAAAAAACGAAAACCAGACTTTCCTAATTACTTAATACCAGACCCCACGGCTAGGCAGATAAAAAATGCAAGAGTCCCTAATGTTGCATTAGGACAGGATTTGTATATTGGAAACAGAGCAAAGTATGCTGGCTTTGCTATTAACGCACCAGGGCAGACAAGACCTAACTTAAAGGGAGAACCTGTTACTTATGCAAAACATGGGGAGGATTTTAGTTTAACCGCTACAGGAGGACCTAATTGGTACAATATTTATACAAAAGGTGGTTTTATCAACAAAGATATAGCAATGGCATTTAAAAAGGTTGGTTTTAAGTAATAAAGTAGTAGTATAGTTAATAGATAATAAAATTATTTTTGCATGGCATCAGAAAGAGCAATCGACAAGCTAAAGCAAGCATTTAGCATAGGAAAAAGAAGTAGCTATCCTATATACAAAGATGGCGAAGTAATTTTAACTGTGTATTGGACACCACTAACTATTGCTGATCGAGATGCAATAAATGATACTCTAATAGCCTCTAATAGAGTTCAAACAGAAAACAGTTTAGACTTTGCTCTTCAAGTAATCATAAATAAAGCTGAAGATGAAAATGGTCAAAAGCTATTTGTCGATGCAGATAGAGCAAGCCTAAGAAGAGAAATACCGTTAGGAGTGTTGCTAGAGCTTATGACTAAGATGCAAGAGTTGGGTGAGGAGGCTACCCCTGATGCCGTAAAAAGCACAGTTGAATAAGGATCATTATTTATATTTTCAGTTTATGATTGCTGAAACATTAGGAATGACAGTCGAACACTTACGTAAAAATATGACCCTCGAAGAGGTTTACGGATGGAACGCATATTTTAGTCTTAAGTATGAAAGAGAAAAGAAAGCATACGAAGATGCCCAAAAGAAAGCCCAATACCGCAAGGTACGCTAAACTGAGTTTAATGTTTTTTAAAAATTAGTGGCTGGCTCTAATTACGATGTAAATATTAAGTTAGATGTTCGGAAGATAAACCAGCAGATAAATAATCTTGAGCGCAGAATATCTAAATTAAATGCGTTAGCACAGGGAAAAAAGGGCGATTCTAAAACTTTATTAAAGAATGAAAGAGATAAGGCTGCACTACTTTTAAAACAGGAAAGAACACAAGACAGACTAAATAGAAAATTAGAAAAAACAAATAGATTAAAAAAAGAGGAGTTAAAGTTAACTCAAGGAACAACAGTCAGAGGCAGAAATTTCGGACAAATAGGAGGATCTATTGGTCCAGCGTTACCCCCCAAAGTCAAACCACCTACTACAGCAAGAACAACAGGTGGGGGTGGTGTTTTATCAGGAGCATTAATAAGTGGTGCGTTTCCATTATTATTTGGACAAGGACCACTAGGTGCTCTTGCAGGTTTTGGTGGAGGTTTTATTGGTGGAAAGGTTGGAGGAGAAACTGGTGGATTTGCTGGAGGATTAGTTGCTACTGCTGCACTTACCCAATTTCAGCAAATAATTGATGGAGTAGCAGCGGTAGGTAACGCATTTAGTGAGACAAGTTTAGATATAAACCAGGTCACCAAAAGTCTGGGTTTAGTAGGTACACCATCTGCTAAATATTTGCAGATACTTGAAAAGACACAAGGAAAGCAAGCCGCATATAACGAATCTGTAAAAAGACTAAGCAGAATAGTTGGTGATGAGGGTGTAAAGAACTTGCAGGAGTTTGGAGATGCTTCTAGACAGTTTGCCAATGATATGAGCGTTTTAATGACTAGACTTGCTGCTGCATTTGCTGGTTTTGCAAATAAAATATCTAATGAGGGGCTACTTGGTCTAGGGGGTATATCTAAATTTACTAAACCGTTTGAAAGATCAAATTTACTTAATAGAGCAGAACTTAGCGATCAATCTAATGTTCAAGATTTAATTGCAAAAAGAGATGCAATGCTTGGTGGTAGAACAGGCAGAGCAGCAGGAAAAATTAAAGAAACCGCAGGATTTAAAGCATTAGAAAACAAAATAGTAAAACAACAAAAATTAAATGAAGAACTCCAAGAAGAGTCTGATCTTAACGAAGCAAATAAATTGAGATTTCAAAATATGACTAAGAGCATATCGGACAGGACTCAGTTTTTACAAAATTCACTTGTTTTAGGTACAGAAGAAGCAAGAATACAACAAGAAGTTAATAAAATAGCAGAGGCTTCTAAACTAACAGGAAAAGAAATAAGTGACACAAAGAAAGAACAAATAGCAGACGAGTTGAGATTACAAAACCAGCTAGAAAAAACACTAGATTTATATAAGAGTATTGCGTCAACTGTTGAAAGTGGGTTAGTAGACGCTATAGAAGGTGCAATACAAGGAACTAAAACTTTAGGCGAAGTAGCAACCAGTGTGTTTAATCAAATATCTAGAACCCTTTTACAGTTTGGTGTAAATTCGCTACTCGGTAGTATCCCTGGAATCGGAAGCTTATTTAAAGCAGAAGGAGGACCTGTAAAAAGAGGAGGTAGTTACATTGTCGGAGAACGTGGTCCAGAGTTATTTACACCTGGATCCTCTGGAATGATTACACCAAATCATGCACTTGGTGGTTCAACAAATGTAGTAGTAAATGTAGATGCTTCTGGTTCTTCAGTTGAAGGAGATGAACAACCAAGTCGAGAACTTGGCCGTCTTATATCAGTAGCGGTACAATCTGAATTATTACAACAGAAAAGACCTGGAGGTTTACTTGCTTAATGGCTACTTTCCCTTCAATCACTCCTAAATACGGACAGCAAAAAAGATCCGCACCAAACACTAGAACAGTTCGTTTTGCTGATGGCTATGAACATAGAATATTATTTGGATTGGCTCAACATCAGAATCCAAAAATATTTAATTTTACATTTGAAGTGTCGGAAGCAGACGCAGATATCATAGAAACATTTTTAGATGCAAGAGCAAATGATAGTGCCAGCTTTGATTTTACTCCACCAGGAGAAGCTAGTTCATCTAAATTTGTATGTGAAACATGGAATAAATCAATTCCATATTTAAATAGAGCAACAATACAGGTAACATTTAGAGAGGTGTTCGAACCATGAGTACTGCTCCTGTATTTAGTGAAGTTCAAAAAATAAACCCTTCTGCAATTATTGAACTTTTTACATTACAGTTAGATAACTCTTTACATGGTGCGACTACAATTTATAGGTTTCATTCTGGAAGTAATTTAAATGCAAATGGTCAAATAGTTTGGGCTGGTAATTCTTATCTTAGATTTCCCATAGAAGCTACAGGGTTTGCATATCAGCGTGGTCAGATCCCAAGACCAAAACTTGTTATAAGTAATGCGTTAGGAACTATATCAGCTATTTTATTACTTGTTAATGAAACTACAACTGGTAATGACTTAACTGGTGCTACTGTTACAAGAATAAGAACGATGGCAAGATTTTTAGATGCTGTAAATTTTCCAGGGAATACAAACCCTTTTGGAACACCTCAACCTACAGCAGAGTTTAAACGTCAGATATTTACAGTAGACAGAAAAACAACAGAAAATAGAGAAGTAGTAGAGTTTGAGTTAGCTGGAGCTATTGATATGGCTGGTGTTAGAGCACCCAAACGTCAATGTACACGTGCTTTATTTCCCAGTATTGGTACGTTTAATCAATGAGTTGGAAATATAAAGCACTACTTCATGCTCAACGTGAAGATCCTAGAGAATCTTGTGGACTTTTATTAAATGTAAAAGGAAAAGAACGATACTACCCATGTCGTAATCTTTCGATTACAGATAATCAATGTTTTATTATTGACCCAGAAGATTATGTAAAAGCAGATAATATAGGTGAAATTATTGCTGTTGTTCA